ATGAATATAAAAGCGAACATAGTCAAATCAATGGGATTTGTAGGAGTAGTTAGTGCTCTAACTGCTGCTTATGCATTTACCCCAGCTAACAACGAACCTGTAACCGTTGTGGCTCCTTTCAAAGTTGAATCAATCGACCCTGAGAATGAACAGGCTGTACTTCAAACTGTAAATGAAGCTTACACGTTAGAAGTTGATTTTGATGCTCAGTATTCAATTGATGGAAACGGCTATCAATCATGGCGTGATGTTGAAATTAACGAGATTAAAGACATTCGCGTTTATGACGAAGATGGAGAGGTCTTGGCTTACGTTGACCGTTTAGACGTAGTTGAGATTAAAGACCTTATCGAATCAGGAATTAGAGAGCGCATTTAAACGCTCCATGGTGATCAATATGAATGCACATCCTGAAATTATCGAAGTATCAGGACTGAAAAGTCTTATCAAGGATTCAGTACAAGCCCTTCTCCCTTTATCAAGTGAAGAAGACACGGTCATCACTGATGGTGGCAATTGGATTCATCTTCGCTATGTAGGCCGTGGTACCGAGCAAATCCAATTGGAGCTAGGTGATCATTTTTCTATCAAGACAAAGATTTCTTACTTGCGCGACACGCTGAATCGCTTAGCAGAAATTAAGAAAGAGTTGAGAGGTGGGTGATGGAAGTTAATAAAAAAGTTAAAGGCTTAACTAAAAACATCATCAGCCTTTGTATGGATATAACCGCTACTGGAAATGATGCGTTCTTTTCTTACCAAGCTCATGTTGGATGGCTTGAAGTGAAAGTTTATCGAGGATCTTGGAACAGAACCAGCGATCCAATTTATTCAAAAGACTATATCGAAGTTGTTATTTCAGATGATGAACATGCAAATCATGTAATTCATAAGCTGAAAAGAACCGCCGAAGAACTCACTGAAATTCTAGAAGGCTTCTTAGGAAAGAATTAGGAAAAGATTATGAATGCGCCAGTTTTGGTACATAACATGTCGAATGCAGCGTATCACGCACATTCAGCTGTTAGTAGCTCACAGCTTAAAACCATTCTGCGTTCTCCTGCACACTTCTTTGCTGAGCACATGAGTGGTAAGGAACACAAGCAGACTACTGCAATGGCGCTTGGTACTGCGGTTCATGTTCTATTTCTTGAACCAGAAGTTTTTAACGATGAAGTTGCAATCGAGCCAATCGTTAATAAACGAACAAATGTAGGTAAAGAAGCTATAGCAAAGTTCTTACAGGACAATGCAAGCAAGACAATCATTACCGAAGAACAGTACCAGGCAGCTGCTAAAGCTGCGGAAGCAATGAAACGCCACCCTATGTACAACATGATTTTATCAGGTGGTATTCGTGAAGCTTCGATCTTTTTTGATGATGAAGAAACAGGTCTTGAATGTCGTATTCGCCCTGATTGGCATGTAGCACCTGAAACAAGTGAATATTTCCCTAACGGGTTAATTGTAGACATCAAAAAGACAACGGATGCGCGTGCAAATGCATTTTCAAGAAGTTGTCAAAACTACGATTACTCACTTTCAGCGGCTATGTATATCAATGGATACAAGGCTTATTACGGTGATGAATACAACCCTTCTTTCCTATTTTTTGCAGTAGAAGAAGACGATCCGCATGAGTCAATCATCTATTACGCATCAGATGAAATGCTGTTTATTGGTGAGCAGAAACGCCGATCTGCAATGCTGACTCTACTTCAATGCAAAGAGTCAAATGAGTGGCAAGGCTACACAAAACAGATTCAACCAATTGATTTGCCTTTATGGGCTAAGAAAGAATTTCTAGGAGAATAACAATGAATATGCTTGCAACATTAAATCAAGACATTGTTCCTCAAGCTGAAACAGCAGCAAATGTACTTGCAGCACAAGCAAAGGCTCAAGTTGAAGCGCGTTATATGATGGCTATGCATCGTCCTAGAAATTGGGATGCTGTGCGTCAAGACCTTTTAAAAGAATGTCGTCGCCCGTCATTTGCTGACAACACATCTACCTACTACAAAAAGCCCGTAGGTGGTCGATCTGTAACAGGTTTAGGAATACGTTTTGTTGAGGTCGCAATTCGCTGTATGACAAATATTCTTGTTGAAACAACAATGATATTTGAAGATGAACATAAGGAGATTCATCGCGTCTCAGTAACTGATCTTGAGTCAAATACAACATACCCACAAGACATAAAAATCAATAAAACAGTGGAACGCAAGGCAATTGCGGGTCGTGATGTTGTTAGTGAGCGCCTCAATAGTGAGGGTCAAAAAGTATATGAGGTTGTTGCCACTGAAGACGAAATGCTTAACAAGCGCAATGCTGCGATTTCTAAGGCAATTCGTAATGCTGGACTTCGTATCATTCCGGGTGATTTACAGGATGAAGCAGAGCATTTAATTCTGCAAACCCGTCAAAGTGGCATTAAAGAAGATCCAGAGAAGTACCGCAAGCAAATTGTGGATTCATTCAACAACATTGGCGTTAAAGCGCAAAACCTTGTTGATTATATCGGCTGCCCTCTTGATCAGTGCTCACCTGCTCAAATCGACGAATTGCGCGCTGTATTTGGAGCAATCAAAAACGGTGAAACCACATGGCAAACAGTTATTGCTGAGAAAAATGAGCAAGAGTTATCAGAAGGTAAAAAAAGCCCTTCAAATGACATTAATGCAGTAAATCAAGCAATTCAGCAACAGGGCTAATGACATGAACGACTGGCAAATATTACGAAGTCGGTATGGCAGCAAACGAAGCTATAAAAACCGTATGGCTCTTAGCACATTCGAACTAGAGCACTTTAAAGAATGGCTAGTAGACCAAGGTGCAGACGTCTACACCAAGACAGAACAAAACGAACTTTTGCGATTTAGATTAAATGGCCAATTAGGTATTTGGTATGAGTCAGGCTCAGGAAACCTACTAATGCATGATTTGGCAGATAAGTATTTGGAGACGGCAGCATGAAAAAAATTGAATTAAACGCAATTAGCGGTACTTCTGACCAGATCGCAGAAGAGATTTTTAAGAAAATTATTGGGCCTATGGTTGATGAAATGAATAGCCAAGATAAAGACTCAGCAAAGGTTTTCACATTCTCAGTAATGTGGCTTGGTATGGCTCTATATGCTGCTCAATTTGAACCGCACAATGCCAAGAAAACAATTCAATTTAGTGTTGATCAGTTCATGCAAACGTTCGACAAATTCAGCAAAAGACCGAGCTAAGGAGCAGCAGCATGACAGATTTGAATAAGTTAAGAAGTGAGTTTGAGGGAATTCCTGAAATTAAGACTCACCTAGATCACGGTAATGTTTTTTGGAGTGATAAGAATCAAACTTATGCATCTGAATTCCAGTGTCTTCACGCAGTGGCATGCTACGTAAATGGTGCTTGGTTTGGTTGGCAAGAAAAAGCCAAAGCTCAGGCGGTGCCAGAGGATTACTGTTTAGTACCTAAAGTGCCTACAGAAAAGATGTTCCAAGCTTACGAACGTTACTCAGTCGCACCAATGTCGACGCTGAGTAAAACTGGATACAAGGCAATGATTGAAGCAAGCGAATCGGGAGCTGAGGGATGAGTGAAAAAGCATTTAAAGATTTAAAAATTCGCTTCCATTTGGCTATTGGTGTGGCTAATGGCGATCGTGAGGACTTTGGGAAATTATCGGATTGGATCGAAGAAGAAAACTGGGAAATGATGGATGAGGAAGAGCAGAAAGATACTCTTTCAGAAATTGCAGAGGAATGGGCGCAGCAGTATTTAGATTTAGGAGCGACAGTTGAATGAATGCACAAATTTTAGATCCATGCTGCGGCTCAAAGATGATGTGGTTTGATCGTCAAAATCCAAATGTAGTATATGGTGATATCAGAAAAGAAGAACATACATTGTGTGATGGTCGTTCTTTAGTGATTGAACCGGATGTGATGATGGACTTTCGCAACATGCCTTTTAATGATGGCCAATTTACTTTAGTTGTGTTTGACCCTCCTCACCTGGTGAAAGCAGGAAAGCAAAGTTGGCTAGCCGCCAAGTACGGGAAGTTGTCAGAAGATTGGCGCGAAGATATTCGCAAAGGTTTTGCAGAATGCTTTCGTGTGTTGGCCAATGGTGGTGTTTTAATTTTCAAATGGAATGAAACACAAATCAAAGTTAGTGAAGTTTTAGCGCTCACAGATCAAAAACCATTGTTTGGCCACATTAGTGGAAAGCGCAGTAACACACATTGGATTACTTTTATGAAAGCGGAAAGTAAGGAGGAGTAAATGGGACAAATAGTTAAAATAGAGGCTAGCATTCTAGAAAAGATTGTTGCTGTAGCTGAACGTATTGCTCAGTCAAAAGAAGAACGCCGAGTTGGTCGTGAAGAATTTGCACACATGCTCAATATCGAACCTGAAACTCTAGACGCTCGGATTCGTGAAGGCAGATACCAAAGGCCATACAAGGATGGGCGAAAAAGTTTTTGGTTATTGTCCTACGTGCAATCTGTCGTTACAGACACAAAAGAATCTGGTAAAGTAGCCACCTATTGA